AATGCCTTCTTCTACAGGGAATACCCGTTCATTCGGCTTAATTTCCAAGTCTATTTTCTCCATTTGCCCGTGAATAACATCACGAATCTTCCACAATTCCGCTTTCGTTTTACCGAGTACCAGTCCGTCATCGCAATAACGGTAGTAATAACGAACCCCGTACCTGTCCTTCAGATAGTGGTCTAAAAATACAGACAGAAGCAGGTTGCCTGCTCCTTGTGAACTGCGCAGTCCAAAGCTGATACCTTCCGGCAGCAGTGTCACGAACCGCTCCAGCAGCACCAACAGCCTTTCATCCTTGAATACCCTGCGGAAACACCACATCACAAAATCCTGCCGCACATTGTCGTAGAACCTGCGGATGTCAAACTTGTAGGCATACAGCGTGCACTCCGGGTCTTTTTGCAAATCGGTACGTATGCAGTGCATCAGATCATGAGTGCCACGTCGTTTAATGCTGGCCCCGGTAGTCCGGATATAGCGTTTCTGCAGGTGACGGTCCACCACGTTCATTACGGCATATACTGCGATGCGGTCATACATGGATAAAATCTGCAGGATGCGACTTTTGCCATACTCTTTGATTTCCGTCTCATGGTATCCACCAAGTTGAAACGAACCGTTTTTAATGGCAGCAGTAAGTTTGGATATAACCTTCTCCCTACGGGCAAGCAGTTTTTCCCCTTGAGTGGACTCTTTACGATCGGTTCCACGCAGTACGGCATCGAATGCCTCCGACATATTGGAGTATTCGATGATTTCCTCTATGATATATCCTTCCCTGCGCATACGGTTCTGCTGTTGGTTTGTAAATACGGAAGATAAGGGCCTTCCTTTCCCCGGGCCTGACTTCTTCGAACTGATAACAGCCTACCAAACTCCACCCGACGCGTGATTTTTCAGCTTTCCACCCTAATGGGTGCTGTTGCTGTGGCTTGCTTCCCTCGGCACCGCATTGGGGACACGTCCCCGGTGCTGTACGCCGATTAATTAGATTTCCAGACGCGAGCCGACATTCGCGTTCGCATTCGAAGCATCGTTATTCGCATTCGCATTCGATACACCGCCATTCGCGTTCGCATTGTTGTACCCGCGATAGACCACACGGACTATCGGGAAGCTCCGCCGGGTACAAAGTTACTGATTTAACAGGCAAAATGAACTAAAGCATTACACTATCCACCAAAATATGGCCGACAATATGCCGCCGATGACGGTAAGAGACCAGTCTATCCAGTCCCAAAGTCCGCCTTTCAGTTTGTCTTTGAGTTCCAGACAGGAGGCAGCGATAATGGATGCATACAGAGCCGTCCACGGATTGAGGGCGGCAAATCCTACAAGAAGACCGCCAATAAGGTGCTTATAGCGGTTGCTTTGTTTGAGAAATTCGATAATTTTGTTCATAATGAGTTGTTTTTGAAAATTGTTTTGTATATTTGCAGTGAGGAATAGCATTAGAAGTCCAGTGCCGGATTGTAGTTCCGGAAGATTGCTTCTTTTGCTATTCTTTTTTTATCTTGTTGTAAAGTTCCGGACTATCCGATATACTATGCAGCACATATTCTCCCCAATCATATTCACGGACAATCAGCAAATTTTTTTCTCCACTCACTTCCACTTCAAAAATGTGTGACTGTACGACACGTTTGATACCTTTATGGTTATCTGTTGTGCCAAGGTATGCTGCATTTGAAAACACATTGTTTATGTCCAGCAGCATTTGATTTTTGGCTTTGAAATGTTTGTGCGGTTGATTAGTCCATTCTCTAATAGAGGTACCTGTAATATTCACATCATGATGAAAATGTGTATTACGGATAATAGTTCCTTGTAATGGCTTGGCTGCTGCACGTGTTTGTTTTGCATCGGCTTTTGCTAATTCCCGAACCAGTTTGCATGCAGCGCACAATTCATTTTCCGGAACGAAGACCAGTTCCATCTTTCCGTTGTTCATATCGCAATCCTTACAGCGCTTGATGGTGTATGGGTTATAGTCGGGCATCGTCTTTTGTTCCATGCCTGCATTGAACCGGAACATACCTTTCTTGTCAAGTTCCAAAGCTGACTCTCCTCTTGCCATAGCCTCTTCATGATCCGTAGCCGGATACTTAGATTTGCGTACCTGGACTACGGAACAGCGGCAGCCCCATCCGTTAGGCGGATAGAATTCTTCCCAGAACGGGTCTGAAGCCGGGAGTGTGATGCCGGCCATTTCTGCATGGGTGGGACGTACCTTTGCATCCCCGGCCGTGCGGTACTGCAGATAATAGCGGTCGCCGTCCTGCATGAACCGTTCCCATTTGGCCGCCATTTCAGCTGAAGCCTGTACGAAGTTAAATTCAGCCCGTAGATAGTTTGAATTGTATGTTTCGTCGATCTTCCGGACATCATTCAAAAAGCGTTCGAACGTCTTTCTATTGCCATTCTCATCCAATAAGGAGGGAAAGGCTTCATTCAGTTCATGAAAGGTCTTCAGCCCGGAGAATACATAGTTGGAGCGCTCCAGCCGTTTGCGCATAGCCTCGGACATTTCCACCTGCCGGAATGATCCGTTCAGGACGGAAGAGTGAGTCTCTATAAAATCCTGCGCTTCTTCGGATGCCAGAATACCTATTTCAAGGCTTGCCCCTTCCTGCCGGAACAGTACCTTCATCATGCGGTCGAACTTTTCACGTACCAGGTCAACCGGTGTGCATATATCTTTTCCGGATGCATACTGCAGCAAGGTTTTTGCAATTCCTTCATTCTGCTCCGGATTATGCAGATTGGAATATGACAGCAGTTCTTTGGAGAATGTTTTCCCCCTGAGTGTTGCGCTGATCAGCTCGGCTTCAAACTCGGCCCGGTTCTCCAGGGCATATCTGGACAGTTCCTTTTCGATAAGTTCCCTGTTCACCTTTTCCATGTTCCATTGGTGCTCTACCATGCTGTAAGCTTTGGGCTCCAGCAGCGCATCGATGTGGTGACCCAGTTCATGAAGGAATGTGTTATCCTGTGCACCTGAGCGGTACTGCATTTTCTTTTCCTTGTACGATTTGTAGTCTCGTTCACGGAGTTCGTTGAAATACAGAATACCATCATCACCCTCAAACATGGGTGCCCGGTATTCTGCCCCGGAAGTTTTTCCTCCTTTCTTTTTTAGCAGTCTGGGAAGCTTGATGCCATGTTCCAGGATAATACGGGCTGCATCTTCCGCATCTTTTCTGGCTTCTTTGTTCTTGATTATTGAAGCCCATTCCTTGGCCATTTTTTCGATGTCCTCCGTTTTTCCCGCCTGCAGGATGGGCTTCCTGTTTTCCAACAATTGGGAATATCGCTGGTGCAGCCCCGAATAATCATCGGGGCTCAGTCGAAAAAACGGGACAGCGTTTCAGCCGGTTTGCCGTCTTTCTTTTTTTTCGGATCTGTCGGGTCCGGCTCTTCCTTTGGCTCCTTTTCCTCACACGGAATGCCGTATTTTTCCTCAAAGTACTGTGGCTTCACCTTGTAGTGCTGGAGTACCATTTCTTCGTAGGCTTTCTGCTGTTCGGGTGTGTAGTCAATGGAGTAGTCCCAATCAAAACGCAGCCCTTTGACAGGGAACCCGTGGCGCACCATGCGCGGAATGAGTTGGTTGTTCACTATATCCCGAAGCATATCACAGTCGCTTTCCACAAGGTTCTGGAACACTTCAAGGTGCGTTTCTGACTGTGACAGGCTGGAGCCGTCTTCAATGGTCATCGTCTGCCCGATGATAAGCTTTGACAGTTCGGAGTTGGCCCGATCGATGCGCTTGTCATAGACATTGAATGCATCTCCCTTGCCGCTTTCCACAAATTCGATTTCGGTTTCCATTCCTGCCACCATGGAGAGGGCGGTTCCGGCTTCACGCAGCATCTTGTCGAGACGGTCAATCTCTTTCTGATCGCGCGAAGTGGTACGTGCTATACGCATGGGCATCCCGAATATTTCCCCGAAGGTGTCCCAAAAGGCCAGCATGTTCTTTTTTGGAATAGTCTGTGAAGCAGCCTTGAGATACAGCCCGAGGTCGTCAGGTCTGCCGGCCTCAATGAGCCAGTCGGAAAAAGGAGGCTGGCGGTAATCTATACCGGTAGTCCAGTCCTGTCCGAGGTCGGTTATGACACGTCCGTACTCAGGAATGACATGCTTGCGCGGAATAAGCTTCACATCCGAATAACAGATGCAGCCGTCGCCGTCAGTGCAAAGGTCGCCCAATTCGATGAGCGAATGTCCCCAGTAGATTGAATCAAGTGCATAGCGCATGAGCTGCTTGAACCAGGACTGGTCAAAGAAGTGAACCGCTTCCTCGTTCTCATCCCCTTTCATATCCACGATTTTGAAAGAACGTGCCATGACAAAACCTCTGCGCTGCTCCACACACCCGGAGAGGTGAAGGTCTATTTCCGCGTCCCGGTAGATGTCGTACAGGCGCTGGCGGCTGGGACTGTCCACATTGATGGCATACTGCCAGGCATCGCGCCAGTTCTTGATGTCCTTCCGGGTGAGTGCATCGGTGGTGCGTTGCAGGTCGATGACCATTTTCTGCACCCGCTTGATGTCTTTCCCCTTGGCCAGATTAAAATTGCCGTATGGCGTTTGCAGTACGTTTTTCGGTTTATTGGAAAACATACCGCTGAAAAAGTCTTTAATATCCATAGTCCTACCAGTTATGATGAAGCTGCTTCTGACAGCTGTAAACAAATGAATTTCCGGACGGAAGCCCATCTTCTCCGACAGCCAAAGGCAAATCAGGGACAATTTTTCCGGCCTGTACGCCTTCAAGCCACTTGATGGCCCGTTCATACCGTTCCTTGCGTATCTCGCTTCCCATCTTTTGCGGCATGGCTGCACTCATGTGGTAAAGTGAAATGTCGCAGGTGTACATGACAATGAGCCGGTTCCGATGTTCATCCTGTGCAGAGAAAATGGCCGTACAGTCGTATTTCGGCCGTAGATAACCGGCAATTTCTTCCCGGGCTTCCGCTTCTGCATTGGTACGGTTTTCCGGGCTTACCTGCGAGATAACCTTTAATGCGTTGTCGCCGATGACAACTTTGTAATCTTCTTCTGTAATGAACATGACTTTACTTTCATTTAGTGATGAACAATGCCATTTTTTCTATATCCCGGATAGTGGTTCCCTTGCGGAAACGGTGGCGGTGAATCAGTTCGCAGATATTCCTTTTGGGGACAACTTTCAGTTTGCCGCCCATATACAGGACGTAGTACTTTCTTCCGTATAGCTTGGCATACTTGCAAGCACGGGCAACGGCACGTTTATAGCGCCATGCAAAAATCATTCTTTTAATCAGCTGTATCATGTTACCATATATTTTTGGCGGTCGGCCTTTTACCGAACACCGGTTGAAAACTCTCCTGCCTTGAATTGCGCTGCAGCATCCAGATGGCTCCCTCGTCGGCATCCGGTGCATCATCGTGAATACGGCTGCCACGCTCCAGTGCCAAGGTCTGTTCGATTCCGGTCTGCATATCCGGCGATTCTTTCAACTTCTCATTGTAGAATACGAAACCGCGTTCCCATAATGGTGACACCGCTTCGATGCGCTGGAGCTTGTCCGGTTTCTTTCGTTTGTCCGGCATGATGGGCAGTTGGTATCCACGCAGATTCCCTTCTGCCTCAAACTCATCCAGAATGACATCCTGCATGAAGTTCGCTT